CTAGATCAAGCCGACCTCGCACATACACACCAGCTCGGTGCGCGTGTTGTTGGGCAGGATGGCTTTCAGGTTGTACTTCTTGCCGTGGTAGGCCAGGCGGTGCGCCGTGGTCAGGTCGTCTCGATAGCCGATCGTCACGCGCATCGTGGTGGCCGATTGCTGAGCGTCAGCGGCCAGGAACTCGCGCCCGTTGATGCCCTCGATGCTCGCCCATTCGGTGCCGATGGTGGCCCAGCCCTGAATCATTTCCCCGGTCTTGGGGTCTTGCGTCGAGGTATAGGCTTGCACCTCGACGGGATGGCGGCGGCGTCCGGTATTCATCACAGCACCGCCATCGATTTATACGGGGCCAGTAGGAGCTGATACGCCGTGTTCTCGTGAATCGGGCGGTCGGACTGGCGCTCCCGGTTGACGTACAGGTCGCCCGTCAGCAGCAGAATGGCGCACTCGATGGCCTCGGGCATGGGGTCTGGCAGGTCGTCGCCCAGGTACTGCTCGACGTGCCGGGTTGCGGCGTCCAGATAGAGCTGGATCAGCGGGTCTTCCATCGCGTGCATGACGCGCAGGTGTTGTTTGGCTTCGGCCACGGTAATCATACGAAGAACACCTCGGTATCAATTTCAAAGGGGGCGGCTGCGGCTTGGGCGGCGCCCATTGCCATCGCCAGGGCTTGCAGGCCGTCGATTCGGCCCGTGCGGCGTGATTTGTCGAGCTTGCGGCTGCCGGCCGGGTCTTTCACCGCTACGGCATTGGCGGCGCACATGGTCAGCACCGGGTGGTTGCCGTGGGCCACGCGGCCGTTCAGCAGCTCGGCTTCCAGTGCGTCGAGCGCCGGGGCCATATCCTTGAAGCCTTGACCGTGCGGCACTAGCGGCAGATCGAGGCCCAGGCGGTCGAGTTCTTTCTTGAAAATGTCGATACGCCAGCGGTCGAAGGCCACGGCCTGAATGTCCACGTCGGACAGGATCTCAGCCATATCGGCGGCCACGGCTTCATAGTCCACCGTCGCGCCGGGTGTCGTGCGCAGATAGCCTTCGGCGGCCCACTGGTCATACGGGGCGCGGTCTTTCTTGGCGCGGTCGAAGATGCCCTGCTCGGGCGTCCAGAAGTAAGGGCGAACCTGCCAGACGCCAGCGGTTTTGCCGATCAGTACAAGCGCCGTCAGGTCGGTACGGGCGGACAGGTCCAGGCCGGCATACACAGGCCCGTCGAAGGGTTCCGGCTCGGCATCGCAGGCCATCCACACGTCAGGCGATATGAACGGGCTGTCCAGGCTCACGCGCTGATTCAGCAGCAGGTTCCGGGCGGTGTTGGACATAGACGGCATCCGCGCCGCTTGCTGCATCTGCTCGCGTAGATCGTCCTCGGAGCGGAACAGGCCCAGCGCCGGGTTGGCTGCTTTCCAGGCATCCACGTCCAGCAGGTCGCAGCCCTTCGGCGCGGCGTACAGGTGGCAGACGATGCGCGGGTCTTTCGACTGCTTGGCGTCGTCGATCCACTGGCTCAGCAGATCGGCATCGTTCGCGGCTTGGGTACTGATAGCGATCAGCAGCGGGTCAGCGTGTGCGCCCTGGCTGGTCGTGATGGCATCCACGAAGTCCGATTGCGGCCCTCGGATCTGGCCTATCTCGTCGAGGATGGCAAGCACCGGGGAAAGGCCATGTGCCGTTCTGCCGTCAGCCGCCAAGGCGCGAAACTCAGTATTCAGCGGCAGACCGATCAGGCGCTTGCCGCTCGGCACGATGCGGACGATCTTGGACAGGGCCGGCGACTGCATGACCATCTTGGACGCCAGGTTGAACACCAGCGCGGCCTGGTCGCGACTCATAGCTCCCGACACTAGCTGGCTGTTCTGCTTGGCTTCAGGCCCGACCAGATGGGCCAGGATCAGGCCAGCGATAAGCCCGGATTTTCCGCACTTCCTCGCTATCGAGAGAATGGCGCGCCGGGTGCCGTTCGGGTTGTCGTATACGTCGCGGATGAACTGCTTTTGAAACTCAGCCAGTACCAGCGGCTTGCCCACGTCCGCGCCTTCCGGCACTACCAGATACTTTTCGCAGAACTGGATGATCTTCTCGGCCCTGGTCATTGCATCGTCGCCAAGGTGGGGATCAGGTCATCGTCGAGCTGAGCGCGGGCGTCACGCTCCAGGGCGGCGCTTTTCGGCAGATCCTCGGCTTTGCCCACGGTGGCGATGGTGTCCACCTTCAACTGGCGACCCGTGGCCAGGGCGCGGCGGCTCATGTTTTCCATGATGGCAATCGCCGGGTGCGCCTTGCCGTCCAGGATGAAACCATCGCGGTCGAGGGTCTTTTGCAGTTGCTCGATGTCGGCATAGGCGCGGGCAAGGCTCGCGGCCAGGATCAGGTCAGCATCGGTCCAGGTATCACGCGGGCGAGCGGTCACGATGGCATCCCAGAACGGCCTGGCAGCCTTGCTCACGCGCACAAACGCAGGCGGCGCTATAGGGCCAAGCGCAACGGCCTGAGCGGCTGCTACGGCGGCTCTGGCGCTGTCTGAGCGGGGGCGGCGTGGGGTGGTTTTCATGGCGGTTAGTAATAAACACGCAGGGGGATGGCGGTCTTCTCGCCAGCGGTTGCTGGTGATTTATTCCACGGATGATTCGGGTCGAGTGGCAGGCCGTTCACGTCACAGCCCAGGAACACGCTCTTATTCATGCTCGCGGCTGTCTTGAGGCTATGACAGGTGTGGCAAAGGCTCTGAAGGTTCACCCGGCTGTTGTCGTCGGTGTAGTCCTCGCGGCTGTCTTCGATGTGGTCCACGTCAGTGGCAGGCACTACCAGGCCGCGTGCGGCACACATACGGCACAGCGGCTCACTTGCCAGTACCTCGGCGCGCAGGGTCTTCCACGCGCTGCTGTTCAGGCTCAGCGTGCGTTTCTTCTTCATGCCGCTGCCTCTTTGGTTTGTGCATCTTGATCCCCAGCATCGGGTCGTGCATTCGGTCTTCCAGTGGCAGGCGTTGCATCTTCAGTTTGCGCATCGTCGATACCTTCAATGGCGGGCAGGTTCTCCAGACGGCGGACTTCAGACTTGAGCATCCATCCGTCGCTGATGCCGCGCTCGTAGAACTGGGCACGGTTGAGCGAGTCGCCGCGAAGTAGCCCCTCTAAGCTGTGCTCACAGAAGAAGTTCGGACTGTTGAAGCACGCCCGGTTGATGGCTTGTTCCCAGCAGATCAGGTGCCGGCGCAGCGTCATCGTCACGAACTGTCGAGCCAGCTCTACGCTGTTGCTGTAGTTCGCGCTTTCCATCGCCTGAACAATCACAGGCGGCACTCGGAACAGACGGCAGACTTCAATCACGCTGAGCTTCCGGGCTTCGATCCACTCGGCATCCTCAAGCGTCATGCTCACGGTCTTGAACGTTGCGCCTTGTGGCAGTACGGCGGTCTTGCCGTGGTTGGCGATACCGGCTTGACCAGCGGACCAGCTCTCGCGGATCTGTCCGGCCTGCTCTTTCGTGGTGCCGGGTGGTGTCTCGATGACGCCCGATAGCTTGGTGCCTTGCTCGAACATCTTGGCGCCGTGGGTACGCTCGGCCAGGGCCAGGCCGATAGTGTCGCGGGCTACTTGGATCGGGCTGCGGCCCAGGATTCCATCGTCGGAGTGGTAACGCAGGTGCAGGACTTCATCGGCCAGCAGGCGGCGCTGGTTGCCCTTTCCGTCCACATGGTCATAGACCAGATTGCCCAGGCTCGAACGAAGTACGGTCACGCTATCGGGGTGCATCGGCAGCAGAGCCTTAACCGAACCGTTCGGGTTCCACACGATTTCCGCATAGGCGTTACCACGCAGCAGAACATGACGCTGCATCTGCTCGCGGAATTCGAGCGCGGTCTGGTAGTTGTTGGGCGCATCGTGCAGCAGGCGGTATAGCGGGTGCGTCTTGGCCTTCTCGCGTCCGTTGTCGGTGTTGCGGTAGACGTCGAGCGGCAGGCTGCCCACTGTCTCACTGATGGCCGCCACGCAGGCATAGACGGCGCTGATGCCTTCGGCGGTAGTGGTGTTCACGTCTACACCGGCCACGCCGGGAAAGCCGCTGATGCGGTCGTAATAGGTGTCATACGCCGGGGTCGTCGGCTCGGGGCTGGATCGTTTGAACAGGCGCGGAAACTTCACTGGCAGGCCTCCAGATACAGACGGGCAAGGCGAATCGAGCGCGGCAGCTTCGACCGGACTTGAACACTCGTCGCGTCATAGGCCGGGTTGGCCGTGATGGTGATTTCGAACAGATCCACGTCTCGCAATTCGCGGACGGGCTTTGCGCCTTCGGCCCAGGTGTCACGAACAGGTAGAAACCCGAACGAACAGCCGGCCACGTCGCCACGCTTCACCAGCTCGGCCAGATCGCGGCCTAAGTTGGTGTCGGGAAGGTCCAGCTCGAATGCCAGCCCTTCGGAATCTTCTGTTAGTCGCAGAGTGCCGGCACCCAGGCGACCCAGGAGCGACTTGCCGTCATGCTCATAGATCGCCCGGATGTTTCCAGCAGAAGCGGCGGCAAGCGTCCGGGTGAAGGCACCGGGGCGGATGACTTCCACAAACTCGCCCAGGTCCGTCTCAGAGTTGAACCGAGCGGCGTAGCCGGTCAGCTTGCGTCCGTCAGGCTTCAGCCCATTGCTTGCGCGCCGTTCCATGGTTTAGCCCCCGACTGCTGCGGTAGCGACCACGAAGCCTTCGGGATGACGCACGGCGGTATCGACGGTGGCCATTGCGCGAACCTGAATGCCGCCACGGCTGTAGGCCGGCTCAGCGTATGGGTTCACGAGCAAATCAACCTCCGACCAAACTCCTAGCATGACTTGCGAGAAGTCGCCCAGGATCAGCTTGCCAGTCGGCACGCTCTTGCTCGCTGCCAGGGACAGGCCAGCCATTGCGCCGTTGTCGTACAGGAAGCCCGAACCGGAACCGGCGACCTTCTCAGCAGCAGCCAGGGCGGTGCGGATGGCGGCAGTGGTGAGCCAGCGGCCGTTCTGGATTTCCACGTCATCGAGCATTTCCAGCATCGCCAGGACTTCGGCCCAGGTGGCAGGCACGTCAGCGACGGTCTGAATGCCGGGTGTTTGCAAGATGCCCAGCGGCTCACCCAAGAGGCCCGTGCCGTTGATGATGGCGCGGTCGATCTGCTTGGCGATCAGAGCGGACAGATCCTCACGCACAAGCTGTTCAATGCCGGGCGCGGACTGCTGAATCATCTGGCGACTCATTTCGGTTTTGCCGCCAACGTGTTTCGGGGTCAGCGTCACCTGGTCGAAAGTCATCTGACCTTCTGGCACGGGCTGACCTTCAGTTACCCAGCCAGTTTCCAGGCCCGAACCGTATTTCGGAATGCTCACGTTGCCACGCAGGCCGGACAGGACGCGGATGCCCAGCGAACGAGCCAGCAGAGCTTCACGCAGCGGGCCGATGTACTGGTCAGCGCGGTGGTCAGTACCTACCAGCTCGGGAGCGGTCGCAGTGGTGTTGGCACGCTTCTCTAAGCTGTTGAACGGAACGAATGCGCCCTCGGCCTTGCGACCACTGCGGCGTTCAGCTTCGCGGGCATATTCAGCCTCGGCGCCGTCCAGGCTGCGGCCTTCCATCTGAGCGCGAATGACCTTGGTAACGCTCACGGAGCCAGCCAGGCGGTCGAAGTCGGCAGAGGGTGCGCCCGATACCGGAGTGCCAGCGGCGCGGCGTTCTACTTCGCCCAGGTATTCGGCACGCTCAACCTGAGCGGACAGGGCGCGTTCCTCGGTCTTGAGGGTGTCGAACTTTTGGATTTCCTCGGCGGACAGATCGCGGCCAGCGGCGGTCGCAGCGTCTACCAGTGTTTTCATGCCTTGTACGGCGGTAGCGCGTTGCTCGCGCAGTTGGTGCAGATTCATTCGGAGTACCCGTAAAGTTGGATGACATGCATGAATACTGTACGCATATACAGATTTAAACGCAACAATATAACGTTGCTATAGATTGACAATAAAAGCCCCGGCGTGTACCGGGGCTGGATGGCGGTTAGTGCCAGCGCGGGTCGGACTTAATGAGAGAAACAACCTGATGCGGGTCAGCGTCTAGCTGTTCGTCCAGGTCGTGTCGGTCGATAAACCCACGCTCCACCAGGTGGCTTGTTCCTACTTCGAGAAGCGAAGCGACAGCGGCAAGCCAGCCGATTTGCTGCGGCGTTAGCGGATCGTTTGCGGCGTGTTTTTCTGGAATATGCGCCGATGGGTTACCGACAGAACTGACAAAACTAGGTTGTGTCGGTTTTGTCGGTACGGCATCGGCCCCTTTTTGGATTTGCTGCATCCAGCGCCCCATCATGCAGCCCTCCGCCAAACGTACCGCCTCGATGGCCGACCGCCCTTCTCGCTAGCAACTTCATAGCCGATGACGATGCGGTGCTCGGCTAAGATCGAGACAGCATCATTCACCGCGTCCAGCGTCTCCAGACCGGCCCATCCTTTGCGCATCACGTCGCGCGGAGTGAACGGTTCGGGTAGCTTGTCCTTGCGCTCCTGGATCAGCTTTGCGGCCATAAGCGGGGCGTTGATCGCGGCGCCATACAAACGGCACGCATGGGACTTGAGATAGTCGGCCCAATCCAGCGCCCTAGCGGTCGCGTGAAGTCCTACAGCTTCGATTCCACCGTCGATTAGGCCGAACAGCAAAGCGAGTCCGGCGATGGTTTGCGGCATCTTCATAAAGTGCGACTGCAACGCCGGATGAATCTCGTCGCGCTTGATTTCGAGCATGTGCTCCGTATACCAAGCGTTGAACAGCTCCTGCGCTTCCGGCACAAAATGAAGCGCGTGACGAGGGTCGTCTGGCATTTGGTCCAGGCGATGAATCACACCCTCGACACGCTCCCTAGCGGCCTGGTTCGGCCAGCGATCTACGAAAGACCACTCTTTGTCGTCATCAGGCCAGACAGCCAATTGCAGGCGCTGCACAAGGCCGTCATCCAACGCACCAGTGACCGCTCCGCGTACCAGCGGCGCTATACGCGACGGCTGAATGCCACCAATGAGCGAGAGACAGCACGATTCGATGAATACCGTCCCGCGCCCAATCCGGTCATAGACGAAATTCCCGCTGCCGTCGAAACACTCCAGGTAGAAAGCGCGTCCGACCGCGCCGTCCTCTGTCTGCATGGTGGCAAGCCAGCCGCCCAGCTCGTCGCGTACTAGCAGCAAGCCGTTGGGGTTTTCGTTCAGCAGCTCGCCCAGCTTTTCGACCGTTGCGTCGTTGACGATGTAGCGGCGCGGCACAGGCGATGGCAAGTCATCGGCGTACCTTGTCAGCTCCGCCAGCGCACCGGCCTTATCGCCATTGGTCATCAGCTTCTTGGCTTTGTCCTTGGCAGACTTGCGCTCAAGTTCCAGCATCTCACCAGCCGCCTTGTGCTCGGTCATCGCCTCCTTATGCTTCTCCCGCTCTTTCGCCTCCAGCGCCGCAAGTGGGCGAAGTGCCTGCTTCATCGCCGGCGACTTCATCGCGGACGGTCTGCCAATAATGCAGCCCCATTGATTCGGCACGACCTCCCAGTCGTCGTGCTGCTTCGGGTGGATGCTGAACTTGCGGCCTACCACAGCGCTGATTCCGACCACCAGCGCCACAGCCACAAAATCAGGCGGGCATTGAGTACGATCGGCAACGTCTCTCACGAAGTACCTAAGGAAGGTCTGAAGTAACCCTGTATTTCCGGTCGACTTCAGCCCTCGCTGCTTTTGAAAGCGGGCCGCCGATCAAAATCGACCAGGTAACCCGCTCAGTTCTCCGTTTTTGGCCGCCGCGAGCACCTCGCAGCAGCCATTTTCCGCATTACAGGTGCACCTTTCCTGCGGTAGTCAGCAAATGTCGGCGCGCCATCCATAGGTTCGACAGCGCGAACAGCGTCGCCAGCTGAGCGGTGTTCTTGGCCAGGCCACGGAAGCGCACCTTCACGTAACCGAACTGGCGCTTGATCACTCGAAACGGGTGCTCGACCTTCGCTCGCACTTGTGCCTTGGCCTTCTCGATCTTGCGCTTGGCTTTGTACAGGGCGCTGCGTTTATCGAGCTTCTTGTAGGTGCTGCGGCGTGCTGCGACCTGCCAGATCACTTCGCGGCCAGCATGTTCGGGGCGCTTTTCGACGCCGGTGTAGCCGGCATCGGCGCAGACGACGTTCTCGTCACCGTGCAGCAGTTTGTCGACCTGGGTGATATCCGCCACGTTGGCTGCCGTGCCTACCACGCTGTGTACCAGCCCCGACTCATCATCCACGCCGATGTGCGCCTTCATGCCAAAGTAATACTGGTTCCCTTTCTTGCTCTGGTGCATTTCCGGGTCGCGCTTGCCGTCCTTGTTCTTGGTCGAGCTGGGCGCGTGGATCAGTGTGGCATCGACGATAGTGCCCTGGCGCAGCGACAGGCCGCGATCCCCCAGGTAGCCATTGATTACGCCGAGGATGCCGGCTGCCAGCTCATGTTTCTCCAGCAAGCGACGGAAGTTGAGGATGGTGGTTTCGTCGGGAATGCGCTCCAGGCTCAGCCCGGCGAACTGACGCAGGATGGTCGTCTCGTAGAGCGCTTCTTCCATGGCCGGGTCGCTGTAGCCGAACCAGTTCTGCATCAGATGGATACGTAACATGGCCATCAGCGGATAGGCTGGACGACCTTCACCCTTTGGGTAGTGTGGCTCGATCAGGGCAATCAATCCCTTCCACGGCACCACCTGATCCATCTCGATCAGGAACAATTCCTTACGGGTCTGCTTGCGCTTGCCGGCGTACTCGGCGTCGGCGAAGGTCATCTGCTTCAT